TTAAAAACACCGTACTTTTCAGCAATCTCTAGTTTGAGGTAAAAGTCACCGTATTTAGCCATGTTACGAACCCAAGACCAAAGATTAAATTCAATATTAAGTACAGAATAAAATAAGTTGTAGAGGAGCTTCTGAATGTTCTCATCAGAAGATCTAATTTGTAGTACTTCACCTTGTTCATTTTTAAGTGTGCATTCGTCTGCTACGATGTCTAATGCGGAACAACAAATAGCATCTGTGTCCATTGCATCGTAGTCTGCATAAATTTGTACTCTTGCTGATTGATAGTTCTGTGCTAGGTTTAGGTTAACACCATACGCTGTAGAGGTTGTGTAAACCTTGTTGAATCTATCAACTAAAGAGTTAGTTTGAATAACACCAGATCTTTGAATGGTGTCTGTGTCGATAACTTTCAACATGTCTCCACCTTCATTACGAATAATAACGTCAGTAGAGAATAGACGTCTTAAGGTAGAGAATAAATTGTTTTGTTGTTGTTGTTCTGCCATATTATTTTATTGTAGTAGCCATGTTAAATCATTCATTTCACCTCCTCTAGGTGTATTTACATTCATAACCCAAGGGTTCTGATTATACTGGTTATTAGCATTGTAAGCAATACTCTTATCTTGTGTTTTAGTAAAGCTATTCAATGCTGCATAAGTCAAATTCTCAGCTGTCTTTCTGAACCTAAGAGACGTTTCTCTAAGGTACATACCTATAGCAAAACTCATAACTAGATCATCATTATAACTTTGCATCGCTTGTGCTTTACCGTTCTTCCATATAAACACTCTAAGCTCTTCTAACAGTCTGATTGACTTTATATTAGCTAGTTTGTTCTCTACAATATCACGCATCTTCTCTATAACCAATGGTCTAGTCTTTTCGGTTGTACTAAAACCAGGAACTAAACCTGTTTGAGTGTTAAACCTGTCCACATATTTGTTGAAGTCCATGTTCTGGTCTTGCTTGTAACTATAGTGAACATTTGTATAACCTCTTTCTAATACTGTCTGTATAACATCCCAACCTATGTTTGCATTCTCAACAACTAGTAAGGCGTTATTATATTCTGCAGCTATACTCAACAATATGTTAGCATAGTCTCTTGTATCTATTTGTGACTTATATTCCGCAACTTGTGTTATCGACTCAATATCAATAACGTGAAAGCTAGAATAGTCATTACCGTCTCCACGTGCAACGTCAGCAATAACTGTGTAGTACTTAGTAGGGTCTGAATATTCCCAAATCCATAACGCTCTATCAAGCCCTCTTCTTTCGATTGGTTCTGATATCTGTGTTTCTTCATACCAACTTAATATTTCTGGTTCTATAACTGTATTACCTGATGTTGCAAAGTCACAATCACACTCTTGAGCAGCATTACGTTTACCTAATATCTTATCTTGTTCATCACGCCATTCTTGATGACGTTCAGGGTGCACCGTCCAAGGAAGTGATATTGGTAAAAACCTGTTCTTCTCTTCTTGAGCTGATGTATAAGTTTTGTGAAACCAGTTACCAACACCATTAGGAGTTGATAAAGCTATACAACCACCACCAGTTGCCAAGGTTTGTTGAGCAGCTGTGAATATGGTTTCAATGTTGTCAATGAACGCAGCCTCGTCTATGACTAGTAATGATACCGCTTCAGAACGTCCTGCATCACCTGCTGCAGAGACTGCTTTTACTTGAGAACCATTAGCTAGCCTAAGACTGAGTCTGTTATCTTCAGACGTTCCTATCTTAAGCCAAGTTGGTAAGTTTTGGTAAGCGAACCTTACTTTTGTTACCATGTTCTTGGCTGTGTCTTGCTTAGTCGCAATAACAAGAACGTTTTTATCTTTGTTGAACAACATCAACCATAGAGAGTAAGCCGAAACAAGAGTAGAGATACCTAACTGTCTTGACTTATTTATGATTGAGTAATCGTGCTTTTGAAACAGTTTTAAAACCTTTTCTTGAAACGGATAAAGATTAAATAGTTGTCTGCCTCTTTGTGGGTGTTGGATCATATAGTACTTCTTCATGAAGTATACTGGATCCGTCGCACATTTAACAAACTCCTCCTTAATCCTTTCCTTTATCGTTATCTGTTGTTCAGACATTATTTGTGTGTTACAGCAAGACCTATTACTAGAGCACCAAGAACGAACTTCTGTATTTTGCCCATCTTAATCCTTCTATCGTTCTTCTTGATGTCAGCTTTTAGACCATCAATTTGAATCTTATAGTTCTCGCCTTGTTCTACTTGCTTTTGTATAATAGATTGGTAGTTAGTCTCTTTTTGTCTAAGAGTTACAATAACTGCCTCTCTATTCTGGATTGATGAAGCTTGTGTTTGAATAACACTATCTTGCGCTACAACAATCTTTTCGTTTACTTGCCCTTCTTTCAAATCAACAACTACAGCTTTACTTACTTCAATAGGAAGTAGTGTAGTGTCACTAGAAACTTTGGTGTATTCTTCTTTGTAATTAGCTACAAAAAAGCTATCTACTTGTGTAGGTGTATAAACCAAAGCATCTTTTGCGTCTTTCAAATCTTCTTTAAGATCTTTAACCTTACCATTCAAGCTAGCAACTTTACCAGAAAGGTAATCGTTGTCTTGATCTAGAACAGCGATGCCCATTTCTAGTGTATCGTTTACCAAATCGATAGAATCAATCTCATGCTGGAGTGAATCTATTTTAGCTTCAAAAGGCGCTGTATCAAACCTCTTTGGAGAGTAGATAAAACTATACCATACAAGAGCTAAAAATGCTAATACTGCTAGGCCATTAAATACTATCTTCTTCATCTGAATCTAATTTAGGGTTTTCAACTTGATCAATTTGTTTCTTAAGTAGCTTAATTCTGTCTGGGATATTACCAACAGCTTGTTTGTAGCCACCTACGTCTTTGAGTTTCAATGTTCCATCTGGAGCTCTTTCAGTGTATTTGGCAAGTATTGCCTTTACCTGTTGCTGCAGATCTTGTAACTCTTTCTTCTTCTTGTCAAGTCCTCTAAAATCTTTTTCAGACTGTTTTAGATCAGCTTTTGAAGGCTCTAGGTTGTCCTCTGCCTCCTCTCTAATCCTAGAGATAATGGTCAGATTGTTTTCGGTTAAATACTTTTCTAAGTTAAATGACATAGTCCGTCAATTTACTTATAAATATTTATTAAACCGATAAATCTTCTTGAGTCACGCCCTTCCTGAGAGGTCTAGATAGTTCTAGCCATTTGTCATAATTGTATCTGATACCAAACAAATAGTATTCATCTGGTTTATTATAACCTTTCGGGTAGAGTATAGCTGGGCCTGTCGGGCAGTGCGGCTTCGTGATGCCTTTTTCGTCTTCGTAAATGTTGAGGATAATTCCTTCTACAGTCTTAATAGTCCTGTAGGCTGTGTCTTTCTTTGCCATAGACTTAATTTAGATTAAATATACAAAAAAATAGGGAATAAAATTAGTCGAAGTCTATAGTATTGTCAAACTGTATATCGTCATCTTGGAGATTGTCTCCCATGATAAATTTAGTTAAAGAATAGATACCGTTATCAATGAGGTCTCTTACTTTTGATACATAAGACTTTACAGTATCCATTATACCCTCTTTTAATTTAGTAGGGTCAGATATTAAAGACACTACACTCCAAAATCTATAACGGCCAGTCTTCTCTCCTTTTAGCTTCTCTGAAGATGACTTAAATCTTACCGTCAACTTCATTTGATCTGCTATTTTTGCAGCATATCCGTCATCTTGAGTTGAGTGTAGTTTAGGATTGGATAGATCTGTATTAACAGATAAAACGTAATCAGCTGCTGCAGGACTTCCTGGACCGAACTTTTGATATCCTGACATTGCTTCTTTAGCAAACTCTATTTTAAACTTAGGGCTTTTATTAAATAGCTCTTCTAATTTAGTAGCCATTTCTTTATGAGCTTTATCTCCGGCAGCTAACACCTTATCTTTACCTGATTTTAAACCGGCTTCTACACCTCCAGATTTTGTATATCCTACTTCAACAAACTTGTCGAATGTTTTAAGTACTTCTTTAGCTTCTTTCGTATTTAGAATACCAGGAACTTTTTTAGCAGCGGCATAAAATGTAGCAAGAGATTCGTTCTTACCTCCAGACATTAACTGAGAATTGCCTACTTTTACACTTATCTTTTTATTACCTAAAATAACATCTGTTTTTGGTGTATTGTTACTAGCACCTTGACTTTTCCAGAACTCAGTTAAGGTAGCACTTTCTCCAGTACGGCCTGTCGCTCTAGCAGATTTACCTTTTTGCAGTCCTAATTTTTTAACAGATTCTTCAGCTTTGTCTACCATTTTTTTGTTAGACTTCAACTTCTTCATTTCATCAGGAAGTATTGCTCCTTCTGGTACTGGTAGACCATTTACTTTATACCAAGCATAAACTAAAGCTGATTCAAAAAGAACAGCTTCACCTGTTTCCGCCTCAGTTAAATTTTTTTTTAATATGCTCTCTAATATTGTTACTTCCGTCAACTCCTCTTCACCGCCTTCTGCTCCGGTTTCTGATGGTGGTGTTGGCCCTTCTTCTTCAGCCGGGCCTTCTTGATCTCTTGTTGCTTGTTCTGCTCCTTCTGGACCTTTTGTCTTCAAAGGATTACCGTTCCTCAATATTCTTGAGATAGCAACCATGCATCTTTCTTTCTCACCAATTGACATCAAATAGTACTTCTTACCTTGTACAGTTGCTTCGTAAGCTTTACCCATAAACTGCAAGAAAAAGTACTCACCATTATGAAGTACAATCTTAAACGTAGTTGGTTTAGGTGCCACTACATATATACCTGTAACATAGTCTTGAAATGATGGTGTCATCAAATACTCAAGAACGTTGTTAAGTCCTACATACTTCTTTAGTATGAACTGCATAGGATCGTCCTCGAAAGTAGATTGTTCAGGCTCCATCCTATCTAACTCTTGAAGGAGTATAGTCTTTAATATGTCGTGGTTACTCACAGGCATTATTTTTCTTTTTTAGCCTCAAGAAGTTCTTCCATCATATTTTGTAGAGTCATCTCTGCATCTTCTTCGTCTCCTGCAGGAAGTTCAACTGTACCATCTGGAAGTTCATCCATATCGTGTTCTCCATCTGTATATTCGTGGTAGTTCTTTGAAGCTTGATTGATATAGTTCTCAGCATTAGTAATATGATCTTGTATCCAAGCTGGGATGTCTTTTTCATCATCTCCTAACTTCATCTTAAGTTCCATAGCACTCTTGATAATAGACTCAAGGCTATTGTGAGCCATAGATACTTCATGGTCTTCTTCTTTAATGCCTTTCTTAGCACGAAGTGCTGCAAAGTCAGCTGCAGTAATTTTATCTTTTGGTTCAGCTGCTTGAGCTATTTTCTCTTGGTTTCCAGGAAGATCTTTCTCTTCTAGCTCCTTCATCAAAAGGGCTTTGAAAAATGAAATGCTGTTCATTATTATTTCTTTTTAGATTTTTTTGCTCTTTTCCACAACTTAGCGTCTACCTTTCTAGCACCGCCTTTACCTGTTACAAATGAGTTTACTCGGCCCATTGCCCATTGATGTTGACCAACACCTGGGCGGTGGCCTGTTTTCCATGCAGCTAAACCTTTAGCATACACGCTTTTAAGTATTGACTTAGATATACCAGTAGACTTGGCTTTATTTGCTAGAGCCTTTTCTATTTCAGCATCATACTCAAGAATAAGTATTCTCTTTAATATATCTAAATTGTTGATCATTTCTTTTTCTTTTTATCTAGTTTACGCTTTACAATCTCACGAGTTCTATCCATCTTTCTAGCGTAAGCAGGATCATCTTTACGATTAAAGTTGGCCTGTTGATTTAATGAGCCTGTTATCTTACTCATATTACTTTTTCTTGTCCTAATCAACCAGTTAGCTAGCTTTTCAGCAGGAAGCTCTTTGAACTTGCCTTTAGCATCTGGTGCATTAGAATGATGAAACTTCAACCTCTCTTCATACAATTGTTGTAGTAGTTCGTGTAGCTTCATTACTTCTCTTTTTTACCAAACCTTTTTTCGTAAGCAGAAGTAGCAGCACTCTTTTTAGTCTTATACTTCTTTGTCTTTGCTTTATCTGAATAGTCAGCATCCCATTTGTCATAAGCAGAAGGATCATCTGACTTCAACTTCTTTACTCTATCTATCTCTTTTCTCATTGCTGCTGCATCTTTAGTAAGATACGCAGGGTTTATTTTCTTCTTCTTAGCTTCACTAACTCTAACACAATTAGGAACCATTCTGTTCCCTTTCTTTTTCATACCGTCTTGCTTATATCCATCCCAACAAGCTTCATTAAGTGAGGACAAACCTAGCTCTTGCTCCATACCAATGATGTCTTCGTAATCAAGCCCTAAAAGATCATCTTCTAGTTTAGCTTGATCTGTATGACCTACTCCTGATACTACTTGAGCTATCTTCTTCTTTGAAAAGTCGTCTGCATTAATAAAGGCATCCAGTATATTCTGATAGTGAATATCTGTCTTTGCCATTTCAAGCATCTCTAACAATATGTCTTTTAGTTTGATCATATTACCACTTTCTACAAGACCAATATCTTGCTTTCCATCTTGGTCCTGGGTTAGTATCGCAATGGTGTCTTGCTCTAAAACTCTTTCTCCTTTTAGGATTAGACTTTTTTATCTTCATGTTAGGATCTCCAAAGTTAACCTTAACTACGTTTCCTTTGTCGTTCTTTACATAAACTTTAAACTTCTTAACATCACCTCTCATTGGCTTACCGAGAGGTACTTTACGACCTTGATATTCTGCCTCTTCAATTGGTTGAGACCAGCACTCTTGAATATATTCAGCTAAACATTCTGGACAATATTCACCTTCGTTAAGCTCTTCTAATCCTGCTTTAGTTAGTTTATCGTAGTATTTAGGATCTTCTTTGATGTGATCCATAGCAATCTTCAAAGCCATTTTAGGATCATCAGTATGCTCCATTTCTACTTCAATGCCTTTCTTTATTTGTTGTAGTAAGGCCTTATCCATTATTGCAAGAATTTAAGCTTGTACTTAGTAGACTCAATCAAATCAACTACTTCGTCAATTTGGTTCTGAATATAAGAATCTTGAGGGATTTGCTTTCTAATAGTCTCAACGAACTTAGCTAGACCATCAAAATACATTCTAGCATTATTGTCTTCACGAATAGCTTCAGGCATTTTGTATCCTGTGATAATACCATATCTTCCTTGATATGATTCAGCAATACCGTCAATGCGATCTACAATACCTTCATAATATTCTTGAAGTGCTTTATGAGCTGCAAATGAACCCATGCCTTGCACTTGAAGATGGTAAATGTGAGCTTGGTTACGGCTCTGCATCAATGTGCCTAAGAATAATCCTGTAGCTTCCATTACTTATTATTTTAAATTCCTGTCTTTCTCATAATTTTCCATTTTTCTATTTCTTCTCTTGATAAAGATGTAGTAAATTTTGCCATCAATTCTAAACCTTCTAAACCTCCATAAATCTCTATGTCATCAATCATTTTTCCATCAGGAAGTTGACTAATAAAACTTCTCATTGTTTTAGCCATATTCTCATATTCTGAAAAAGGTCCTTTAACTTCACCTTCTTCACCTCCAAAAAGAATATACTCTCCTTTTTTATTGATATATACATCTAAACCTGCTGGTAGTGATATAGGAGCTTCTTCTAATATTGACTCTTTTACACTCTTTTTCTCTTCGTCTTTTTTAATCTCTTTCTTACTCTTTTCTATTTTCTCCATCTTAGTCATAAGATCATCGATCTGTTGAGCAATCTTAGCAATATGTTCTTTATGTTTAGAAGCCTGTTTAGGATCTTCTTTAGCCATGTCCATGTGCTCTTTACGCTTCTTCTCTAGTTGGTCGATAGCCTTTTTAATCTTATCGCCTACTTTTCCTTTCTTCTGTTCTAGTTGGAGAGCTTCATCCATACACTTTCTGTAAGCTTCAGCTGCTATTTCTTGAGCATCTTCTGCTGAGGCATGTACTGAATGTACATCTGCCATATTGATATTGAGTGGTTCAATACCTTCAAGTGGATTCAGTTCCATTACTAGATCTGCTTCATTCATATCTGAATGTGGCTTACGTACTACATACATAGAAGCTACACCCATATTCTCTTTCTTTGCTTTCTTTGGAAGACCTTTATGCTTAGTGGCTGCAAAGTCTGTTACATCTGACTTCTTCATTGATTTAGCCATTTGTTGAGCTTTTTTAGAAGCCTGTCCTGGTTTAACTGTGCCTTTTTGTAGGGCATGAACAAGGCCCATCAATTTTTGCTGCTGTTGAGATGTAGCTGGCATATACTCTAAATTTACTAATAAATATCAGTTCTCTTTAGTTCATCTAGCTTCTGCTTGATCTCTTGGTAGATCTTGGTTTTATCTCCACCTTGCCAACTTTCTATATCCCCGGCTTCAGAAACAAAGGTATCTTTTTCTTGTAGCCAAGAATCAAGAGCTTCTTCAAACTCTTCTAGGCTAGCATTCTTGTTTGAATTGATAATATTCTTAGCATAATCATCCCATTTACCTTCAGCCTTAATCTTATCTTCCATCTTAACCACACAATCTAAACACATTTTATGTATAGAATACATCTTCTTGTTGAGATCATGATCTTTCATTGGCTCTTTACAATTGGGACAGGTAAGAGGTAAATGCACTAAGTGCTTGAACTTGTCTAACTTTGTAATGGATTGTTTGATACCACTCTTAATGGTCCATTGTTTACCATCTTCTTCCCAAACATCACCTTCTTTGTGGTCTTCTTTTTTACTTTCCCAACCACCTAGGATTTGAGTCCTATCACCAGATTTACCGGTAATAAGGTTTCTCATTCTCTGGACATCGCTTTTCTTAAACTCTTTCTTGAGTGTTGATTCTTTTGGAAGCATAACTATTGTATTCTAAACTTACTTAATATATCTCTTGTTTTATTTATATCTTTATGCATTATACCTATACCACCCAATTCTTTCCATGGAGCTAGGTTTGGAAAATAGTCATCTATTAGGATAGACCTCTTAGGATCTGTAACCATTTTAGTATGCTTCTGTCCTGTTTGAGCAAAGATAATTTGTTTAGGTTGAGGACTTAAATTAGTTTCAATCCATTCTTTCTTACCTTCTTTTGCATACTTAAATGTACTAGGACTAGTCAATATGATAGGATCATACTTACCGATAGTTGCCCATAATTCTTTACCTCCTGGCATCCAATCCATCTTACTCCAATACTGAACTCCACAATCATCGACTGCTTTTTCAAATGCTTTGTTGCCTTTCTCTTTATAATATTCTCTTGGATCTACATCATAATAATGACGAAACCTTTTATCAAAGTCACACAATACTCCATCCATATCACAATAGATTTGTAATCCCCCAGACTTTTCTGCTTCATATATCTCTTTTAACGTAGGAAGACAAATCTCATATATAATATCGTGCTGTTTACCAAAGTCACGCATCAAAACACCAGCATAGGCATTAGCTTCATTCTCAATAGGACTTCCTGTTTTACCAGCAATGCCACTTTTTATCTTGCCTAGTTCGTTTTGTCTATGATGTACTAGTTCATGACCTAGCGTTCTAAGTATGTCAGCTGTATTTCTGTTACCTATATAAACATCAAGATGCTTTGTTTCAGGATTATATTGACCAAAGCTATGTCTTTCTGTAGCCCATTCTCTATCTTGTGTAAAAGAAATAGAAGGAAGCTTCTCTATATCGAGAGCTTCTTTACAGAACTTTATAAACTCTTTTATTATATCTTCTCTTTGCTTACTTGTCATTTCATTATTTTCAATAGTCGACCAAAGATGTCTTTAGCTGCACCTTTATTATATGCTGAGTCTGGTATGAATTTAACAAACTCTTCGAAGTTACCGTCTTTAACTGCAGCTCTCATTTGTGTAGCACTAATCCTACCAAACTGGTCAGGTATAGTTTCTTTTCTAACTCTATTAGGAAATCTTTTTTGTATAGAATCAAAGTAGCCTAGACCTTCTACTTCTTCAGCTCCTCCTGCAACATAGATTGGATCAACACTTGGGTTCTTGTCCATAAAACTAAAGATGTCTTTTATAGGAGTGGACTCTTTAGAAATTGATACGCTAATTTTAGGATTCGGTTCTGCAGCCAAATACTCTTGCCATATCTTGAGAGAGTCTTGAGG